GTTTCCCAGTCACGATCTGCAGGGACCATGTTACGCGTTTTTTCAACAGTCAAGTCATATACCATATCCATGAGCCAAACTTTCAGGCCCGAAGGCTTCCCATCCAAGTCCAAAAGCTCAAACTCAAATTCCTGATTGCGCCCATTGCGGTAGAAACGATCTGCAATCGCCATGTGAAATTCCCCCTTATGCTTTGATTAAACGACAGTCGGCTTTACGACAATCGGAAGCTGATTGTACATGGTGTTGAACGTCTTGTTGAAGAACGCTTCACCTTCGCCAAACTGATATTCTGGGTAAGTGATATAACCGCGAGTGTAGACGATAGTATTCGTTACGCCGTTCGGGTTATCATCAAGCTCAATCTTGACAGCAAAGCTGCTGCGGCTTGCAGATGCAGTGTCGAACGCATCGTGACCAGTATCGTCAGGATCATACCCGAACATCACACTAGCGCCACCTACATCGACGTGGCCCTTCTGGTGTTGCGTAACACCGTGGCCCCAGTAGTTCTGCGCGCTGTCCCCGGTGGAGATTGCGATATTAGCGTGTTCGATCACCTTACCTGCCTCGACAAAGGTCAGAGCCTCAAAGCCAGCTTGGTTCAGATCATCGTCTTGAGCAGTGGCGCAAATCGAAACCTTGCCGCCCTTGAAATTCGGTGTGTTTACCATGTTGCACCCATGTTGTTAAACGTTGTTGACATCATACCCCGAGTGACGTAGACGTTGCAAATAACGTATGGATGAAGGAGAGAGAGAAATGACAGTTAAGGTTGGCGATAAGGTTCGGATTACAGGCAATCGCGCTAGTAGCTGCAACAATGTAGGAGATGTTGGGGTGGTTGCAGAGGTTGGAGATATTGATTGCCGAATTGATGTTGATGGCGGAGGGCATTCTGGAAATTGGTCTTATCTAAATGAAGTAGAACTAATCAAAGACACCACCATCACCTCACAAATCCGCGCAAAGATGGAAGAACACATGTCAAACGGTGAGTATGTGCGCGCTGTGAAATGGGCGCAACTGGCAGAGCAAGCGGAGGAACTTGAGAATGACTGACCTAAACCTAGCAATCGCCCTTTGGCTTGGCGTGCTTGTCGGCCTTATCGGAGGACTGGCAATCGGTTTTGGAGTTGATATAGCGTTGTGGTGTATTAATTAACCAACAAAACCTTCCCAATCAACACGCAACGGCAACCTAAAATGCGAACCATCACGATAGCCCGCCTGTGACAAGGTGGGCTGTTGTGCTACACGCAACGTCACATCGCCAAACTGCATGACGCTATCCTCTGCGAAATAGTCAGTGATCTTGCCTGCGTATTCAATTCTCTGCGTATATGTCCACTGTAACGGGACCATAACCATAATCATCAAAGAGCCGGTTCGCCAATTAGCTCCTTGCCAATAAATACGCGCTGGATCATATCGCAAGTCATCAATGATGATGTACGGTGCTAGAGGGTCAACGTCATTGAAAGTGTCGCCCGGATAAACCACATCACTAGGCAAGCTAGGATAGTCGTTGAAATAATCCCTAACAGCAGCCCAAATTTCTGCATCGTTACTCGCCATATTGCGCCTCTGCTTCCTTGACTAGTGATGGCCACATTTGCCCCCCTCGCTCAACAAAATAGTTACCAGATTGATTGTAGTTGCGGCCTAGACTGTCCTGACCGACGAAACCCCAATTCATACGAGGACCATACACAGCACGCACGCCGATATAAACGGGCTTGCCGTATTCAACACTATTGATGGTGAAAGACACATCCTGAGACGTATACTCAACTTCCGTCTGGTCTACCGCAGGAAACGCAACAGTGCTTACCTCAATAGACCTACCAAGATTACCTGTATCAAACGGCAAATTACCGCCAACGGATTTAGGTCGCGCGATCTCTTTGTGCAGGCTGTCAACAGCGGTGCGCAGGATTAAACTAGAGTTCTCCTTAGCCTCAGCGTTGAATTTCAATACCTGCGAACTAAATGATCCCATCACGCCTCATCCTTGCCCAATCCATCCGAACCAACAGTGAGCAGGTACAATTCACGACGTGCTTAGCTGGGGCATTAGGATCATGCGGATACTGTAACAGCGTTCCGTCTGGCATGCGAAATGGCGTATTCAGTCCACGCACCTCAGTTTCATTCTCAGCTACGTGCTGAACCCGTGGTTTCATACCTCCGCCACCGTGACGCCACTCCTTGACGGCATACTGAGGCGGGTACCCCTTAGCATCCATGCCCTACCGGAACCCATCGAACCGCCCCTGTTCAACCGCTGCGGCTGTCTCTGTGCGGCTAATTGTGTCACCCCTGAGTTTCAAGAGCCGATCCGCATAACGGCCTGTCCATTTCTCAATCTGCGCGGATGTAGGCGTCTTGTCCTCACGCAGCATCTTTTGAATAGTCCGATCAAACCGACGATCACGCTTGGACATACGTAACACAGACCGCAAGTCACCGTTGTGCAGGTATTCCCGCATATTGGATACCCAACGCTCCTGCTGCCCACTAAGCCCCAACACACCACCAGTGCGCCGCCCATTAGGACCAACACGTCCCACGACATCTAACGCGATCTGCCTTGGCCCTTGCCCTCTAGCGAACCCCTCGCTGAGCGCCGTTCTAGCCGCTTGTCGCGTGTCTTCTGTGATCTGTGTGATCTTGGTGCCAAGCCACTCATTCAGCGCCCGGACAGCCTCAGGATCACCTACATTCCACCGCACTACAGCGCGCGTCTCTCCCGGCGGATCAAACTTAACAGCAGCCACCAATGCCGTACCAGTTTCAGCAAACGCAGCCGCAAGCTGTTGCCTTAGACTTGAGAACACAGCCTCATCGATATTCAACGCATCCAGCGCAGCCTCAATATTGCCTTGTTCCAGCGCATCAGTCACTCGACGCAGCACAACGCTATCACGTAGATCACGCACAGCATCGGCAAAAGCACGGGCTACACTGCGCCCGTACTTGCGCTCGATTTCTTTAAGAGTGCGGTCTAGGGGTGGCATGGGTTATGACTGATTGTCGGCAAACGAAACTTCCACCCATGACGAAATGATGTCGCTGTAAACTAGCTCCAACACATCACCCGCGCGGTCCAAGCTTCTGGTTGTGTCTGCAATGCGGATATTGCCAGATGCGGTTACAACAATATCGTTTGCGTCTAAGTATGTTGACAAGCTAATGCGCTGACCATCAACGCCACCAGAGATATTGTCAAGATTATCGCTTGCAGCACCACCCTCTGGGGTCAGCAAAATGCGATGGTCCGCTGCGCTTTCAAGTGTAATCGCACCAGATGCAACAGTTTTCCGCACAACCCTATTGCGGCCTATGTAGTGGAACGAGTTACCTGTGCCAAGGTTCTGGACCTCATAACCAGATGTAGCATCATGAAACGGCGTCACAAAAACTTGGTTATTGGAGCACCCTGCCGCAAGGGCGGCAACAACAGCCCCAGCAGTCGGATTCTTAAACGATGTGATTTCCACCACGTTCCCCTCCGCGTTTCCAACAAACCTTGCCCCTGCTCGGCTACTGCCAACTCCTGATACGGATATATTTTTAAAAGAGTTGTTGAGTGCGCCGGTCTCGCACCGAACAGCGTCACCTAGACCGTCTGTGTCTGTTCCATCTAGGTCCAAGGTGAAGTTGGAAAACACACTATCCTCCACTTCCCCAATTCTAATACCCCGCTTCACATTTAGCGCGCGTCCGTTTGAAAACGTCAGGCGCTTACCCTTAAAGCCGGGGTAGCTGCTGCCAACATTAAATGCTCCGAGAGTCACGTCTTCTGCATAATTGTTGTCATGATAGCAGTCCTCCACTGGGACCTTGAAGTATACGCCGCTTCCACTGCCGCCATTTGTTGCATACAGCGTTCCGCAACGAACGGCAGAGGATCGAGATATGCCAGAATTTTTCGCGCCCTGAATCTGAACACCGGATGAACCGCAGTCGATGGCATGAACCTCAGAAATGTGCACATCTTCGTTTGTAATGGAGGAACTTCCAGATATGACCCAGCATCCCTGACCCTCGCAATCGCGCACAATTATATCATGGACGCGAGCGCTAGTTAGGTGCGCCAGATCGACACCTTGGCCAACAAGAGAACCATCCGCAACAAACCTTCCGTCTAGCTCAAACCCTCCAATATGAAAGTTTGTCTTATTGAAGAACTTAATTGCGCTTGCTGCAATAGAAAAACCGCAAGTTATCTTGGTTAGGCCAGATCCTGCGCCAACAAATCCGAAACATGATGATGTGGAAATGTCCCTTATACTGGACGATATGAAATATTCCTGCGCCAAAAGCCTGCACACCTTTTGACTAGATATGGCGTACATCACCGCGCCGTATATTGCGTCTCGCATATCAGTGGTGCCGGGCGTGACATTCTGACCCCAGTGGTTCGGCGTCACATCTCCAAACGGCAACCACCCCGGCAGATCCGAAATAGCCGTTGTGGTGCTATCTGCTACGTATTGAACACCAGCAGCAGACACAACAGCGCCATCAGGCAGGTTCATGCCAGCGGCCACATCCTCCACCAACTCAGCGCGCGTTTCCCAGCTAAGCCCCTCTTCCGGCATGACGTCAATATACCAAGCATTGGAGAACGTACCTCCATCTGCTGCCTGCACCCAATAACGACCGGGGCGCATCTGCACTTGCACAAACCCGTCAAGACCCCCAGTTACAGGATTAACCCCAAGCGGAGACCCAGCAATGTCAAACAGATCAGCCAGCGCACCTGCTGGACCACCTAGGCGAATAGTAACAACAGGCGATACAATCGCTGCGCCGGTATCATCATCCTGAATTGTCGCCTGCCACGTGGTAAGCTTAGTCATTTAGTCAGTCCCCAAAATGGTATACGGGGAACGGAAGAACCCCGCGAAAATAGTTTGCCCCTCAGACCCATTGGAAAGGCGGCATTCTTGATAAGCATAGTCGTGCGGTACCAAAGCAGTGTCAGCCTCAGTCAGTGTAATCACGAAAGACGCGTTATCACCTCCAATAACAATACCTGACCCTAGCGACTTGCTCACAACCGGTGCAGTATTCACGTCAGACGCAAGCACATACTCGATTGCAGAAAAGCTGGAAATATCCAGCGCATCGCCATTCTCATCGGTTACGTTCACAATAATACGGCGGTAATCTCCACGCGGCACGCAGAACACCTTATTCGCAATATACGCGGTCTCGATAGCCACACATTCGCCCTTCCATTGGATCGTTATCTCATAGTCTACATCATAGACAAACGTAGCGCACACAGTCGGCTTTAGCGCACCAGTTCCAACAACCGGCCCACCTTGTGAAATAAGGATGCCCATTATTTGGCCGCCAGTTTAGCGCGAAGTTCCTTGATGATTGCAGCCTGTTTTGGGCACTTCACGTGTTTAATCACCGGAACTTCAACTCGCTGAATTGGTCCCGGCACCTCTTTGATAACCTCAATAGGAACACTCTTTTCTACATATTTAACAACCGGAACCTCAACGCGCTTAATGACCTCCTTAGGTACTTCCTTTATGACCTCAACGCGCTTAATGACCTCCTTAGGTACTTCCTTTATGATCTCAACAGGGACGCGCTTAATGACCTCCTTAGGTACTTCCTTTATGACCTCAACAGGGACGCGCTTTTCCACTTCCTTAATAACAGTCTTAATCACCTCTTTAGGTACTTCCTTTATGACCTCAAC